CATCAGCTATTATTAATTTCAAGAGGCATGCATGATGATGTTGTTAACACGATTAAAGTTAACCGTGATAGAGGAACGATGTTCGTGTATCCCGTCATAATCAATTTCGACTTAGACGGAATCAACACCGTGGTAGACATTTCAACAGTTGTTGGTACTAATCCAGTTTCATGTCATCTTGGAGACTTAATAAGTTCTATAAAAATTTCTGATTCTTGTGTTGTAGATGAAGTAACTGTCATTGGAAACAGTTTGACTTTTAAGAATTCTAAGACTAGAAGTAACGTTAATGTACATGTTAGAAATCTTCTTGAAAAAGCAAAGACTTCAAACTTCGACATAGAAAGTCTTGTCACGACTAGACTTAAGTCATTAACTGGAAGTAATGTTGTGATAAGGATACCAGATGACTCAAATTACGTTCTTAAATCTCAGGCAATTGACAACGTTCTTAGATCAATAAAGTCAATCTTAGATTATGGAATATTAATTAAAAATGAAGAAATTGATCTATACGGAACAAGTAAAAGCTCTTTAGAATTATCCAACAAATTTTTCAAGCAAATTATGAACATAGGTTCAATTATTGTTTGAATAAATTTCAGTCTTCTTCTGTTGGCTCTTTTTCTGAAATATATTTTTGAAAAAATTTTAAAGCTTCTTCTTTATCTAGAGTTGTAGCTGTACTTTTTTCCAGTCGTTCTTTAAAAACTAAAATAGTTTGATCCTTTAATGGGTGATCTTTTTTTAAGTTTTTTGTGTACTCTAGAAATTCTCGTTGTTCCTCTTTGTTATTGATATTATCTTTTAAATATTTTTCTAACTTATCTACAGAATCAATTTCGTTTTCGTTAGATTCAGTAGCAGCAGGTATACTAATTTTCGGAATAGAAGTTGAAGTTAATCTTAAAAATTGAGCTTTCGTTAACTCAGAAATTTCTTCTAGAAATTCGTCAGGAGAATATTCTGAACGTGTAATAATTTCTTCGATGTCTTTAGTTGTCGAAGACATTTTAAATAAAGTTTTTATTGAATCTTTTTGTTCTTTAAATTCATCTATTTCTGACAACTTTTTTTCATCTTCGATGCTACTTTTCTTTACGAATTTTGCAATTGAATTTAAAGAAGATCCAAACTTTACTAGTATTTCAGCACCAGCTATAAGTTTGTTTCTATTGAATTTTTCATCAGTTACTTCAACTTTTGAAACTTCAGACATTTTATCAAAAAAACTTTGAATTTTTGGTAGATTTTTATCTTGTATTTCTCGTTTAAAATCATTAACGTATGACGTTAAAGCCATTTTTAGATTCAAGTTATTTTTATCTCTTTCATCTTGAGTTTCTTCTATAATAATAGATTTAGCTATTTGTTTTCTTTTGTGTATCAAAACAGATTTTTCATAATTTTCTTCTATTATTGATCTAGCTACTTTTCTTTGAATTTTTGAAAAAATGTTGAATGAAGAATTTGTGGACATGCGATTTACTTTTAAATATTAAGACGTATCATAATAATATGACAAACAACACTGTTGATAAAATTGCTTGGGACATGTTGGGATTTGTAAAAGAAACAACTAAGAAAAATTTTGTTACCGCTGTTAGTAGCGGTCAATTAAAATTAGATCGTGAAATTTTGCCAGTAATACTTACGTTAATCGACTCGTCAATTGAAGAAGGGTATAGCAAAAGTTATAAAAACTTTTCTAATCGCATGCAAAAATTAAATGAAGATAGCACATCAACTTCATCTTTAAAAAAAAGAAAGTGAACTTTTTTAAAAAAGCATGGCAACTTTTGGTCAAAAACATCTAATAAAATGTAGATGTGTTCTACCTCAATTCAAAAATAGTCCAGATTCAAAACAACATAGATTTGTAGTTTTTTCAGAAGTCATTGAAGACATAACAAAACAAAAATATTCGCAGTGTAATAATTGCGGATTAGTTCATAAAGTTATAGACATTTGTACCTCTGAGATCATGCAAGGAAAAGAATCTATGGGTTCTATTATGTCTATTGAAGACATAAAAATTGGAATGAATCAAGGATTAATTGGTGTTCTTGAAAGACATCAATGCGATTTGCCTACATGGGAACATGCTAGATATGTAGTCGAAAATAAGCGTTGGGGTGATATTGTCATTTTAACAAATGACAATGAAGATGATGATAAAGTAATAAAGTATGTAAGAATATTAGGAGAGACCTTGTTTAAGGTAGATTCTCATACAAGAAAAGACGTAATAGGTGATTAATCATGCAAACTTATGGACAACTAACTTCAGAAAAATTTGCTAAAGAAAATGAGGAATGTCGTAAGATTGTTAAAGAAGTCCTTAACATCGGGTTGACACAACGTCAACAAATATTCTTGATATATCTTTTGTCTATGGAGCTTGAGAACATTGAATATGTCCAGACGATGACTAACATAATTAAAGAGTTAGCTGGAGACGAAATCTTTATTTCAAAAAAGGAAGACAATGGGACGATCAATTGAACCACAAAATAGGCACGGAGCTCCAACAAGGAAAACAAATTCAGATGATCACGAAACCAGCGTCTTAATGCATCCAAATGAAGATTCTAGAATTGTTGTTCTTTATGGTGGTGTTAGTGAGCAATCTATTGCAGCATCAATTGTCCAGCTTCTCTACCTAGCAAATCAGAATCACAAACCAATTCATCTTGTTGTTTCAACTTATGGTGGATCGGTTGATGAAATGTTCTCTTTGTATGACACCATTAGATTCCTACCGTGTCCAGTCCATACCATTGCTTTGGGTAAGGTCATGTCGGCCGGTGTTCTTTTACTTGCTTCTGGTGTGAAGGGTAAGAGATTGATAGGTTCTTCTGCTCGTCTAATGATGCACCCAATTTCTGGTGGTTTCTATGGAAATGTATTCGAATCAATGAGTGAGACAAACGAGCACAAGAGACTACACGACTTGATGACTGGTGCACTTGAGAAAGAGACCAAGATGTCAAGAGACCAGATTGAATCAATCATGAAATCTGGGCATGATTATTATCTCACAGCAGAAGACGCTATCAAGCTTGGAATCGTTGATAAAATTATTGGCCGCTGATCCGGTGTAATGTCTCACCTAAGTGTTATACTTTAGGTGATATGCCTGCACATGATTATGTTCGATACTTTCCTTTTCCGAAGATCAGGAAAGAACAAGCACAAGCGATTGAATTCGCAATTGATGCTTATGAATCTGGAAAACAGTTCGTCGCTCTAGAGCTTGGAACTGGTGTTGGCAAGTCTGCTATTGGAATAACGATAGCCAGGTATCTTGAGTCACATGCTCCTCCATTGAGGAATAAGGATGGTGACTTGATGACCGGTGCATATGTTATCACAACTCAAAAGATCTTGCAGGAACAGTACCTTCGTGATTTCGGGGGAGGAAAAGACAAAACTCCCCTGTTGCGGTCAATTAAGTCCAGTTCAAATTATCAATGTTCTTTCTATTCTGATCAAAACTGTGCAGAATCTAGAAGGATTCTTAGCAAGCTAGCAAAACATTTAAACGGATCTGAATTTCAGAAGCAATGCAAAACCCAATGTCCTTATGGGTTAGAGAAGCAGGAGTTCATAGATTCGTCAGTCTCAGTAACTAATTTTTCTTATTTTCTAGCAGAGACAATGTATGCAGGGAAGCTTGAACCTAGAGCATTATTGGTAGTTGATGAGGCACACAACACTGAATCAGAGCTTGGGAAATTTATTGAAGTTACATTTTCTGAAAAGTTTGCTCGAGACGTTTTGAAATGTAAGATGCCAAAAAACTTCGATCAAGAGTCTATTCATGACTGGATCAAGAAGACCTACGCTAAGGCTGCAAGTAAATACATGAAGGAACTTGAGAAATCGCTGGCCAAGCTTAGCGGTGACATTGAAGGATATGGTTCATTCTCAAAACAGTATGAGATGCTTGACAAACATGTCTGCAAGATTGATAGGTTCCTTGATGTTTATAAGCCTGATAACTGGATCCTAAATGTCGTGTATCCCCTTCCTGACAACAAGAAGGCCGGAAAAAAATTCGAATTTAAACCCATTGATGTTTCACCATACAGTCATGATGTATTTTTTAAGAACGGTGGAAGGGTTTTGTTGATGTCTGCTACGATAGTCAACAAAGATATCTTTTTTGAATCTCTTGGAATTGTTCAATCTGCAGCTGCTTATCTAAACATTCAATCTCCATTTCCTGTAGAAAACAGGCCGATTCATTTCATTCCAGTTGGATCTATGTCTAAGAACAACATCGACAACACTCTACCAGCCATGGCAGAGGCAGTCAGGATGCTCTTAGAAAAACATTCAAAAGACAAAGGCATAATTCACTGTTCAAATTATAAAGTGGCCAAATACATCAATGACACACTAGAATTACCAAGATTATTGATGCATGATTCTACGAACAGAGATCAAATGTTAAAGTTTCATCTTGAGTCAAAAGATGCAACAGTTCTACTGAGTCCTTCTATGATGGAAGGTGTTGATCTGTTCGATGATAACAGTAGATTTCAAATAATTTGTAAGGTTCCATTTCCTTATCTTGGCGATCTTGTTGTTAAAAAGAGAATGGAAAAGAATCGATTCTGGTATCCTTATATGACTTCCAAATCTGTCATTCAATCGTTAGGTAGATCTATTAGAAATGAAAGTGATCACGCTGAGTCTTATATCCTAGATGGTGACTGGGATCGTTTCTATAAGATGAATCGAAATATGTTTCCACCTGATTTTATTGTGACATAATTTTACTCCTGAATCGTGAGACCTATATTTTCACGAGGAGGATATAAAACATGTCTGAAAATGAAGTTTTAGCTAAGTGGGCAGATCTTAAGGCACTCGTCGAGGCACTTGAGCATGATGTTGCAAAGAATGCAAAGGGCACAGCCGCAGCTGGTGTTCGAGTTCGCAAGGGTCTTCGCGAGCTGAAGACAAAGGCCGGAGATCTTGTCAAGCTTACAATTACATTTGATAAGACTAAGAAGAAGGACTGAAATCCTTAAAATTGGTCGTTTTTTTACGATGGGATACATATATCATGTATCCCATTTTCATATGAGGTAACAATGCCCGCACCAAGAAGAGCAATTTTAGCAAATATTCACGAACGTAAACTAGACCCAACAACTTCTCACACACAACTTGATAAAACAGGAAAGTTGGTTTCTTCAAAAGAAGTTGTTGAACATGAACTACCGAAGGTAGTATTCGCCAGCAAACAAAAGGTTGTATCAGAGATTAGACAGGAGCAAGTCAAACAACATGTTGAACCTGTTCAAGAATCTAAGGTCGAACAACCTGCGGTGGAAGAACCATTGGTACAAGAAGTAATAAATGAAGTTGCAGAAGAGTTGAAAGTTGAAGAAGTATTAGCTTCTGAAACAGTTTCAACTGAAGAAACTGTAGTTGAAGTATCTTCAGTTGCAGAAACAACTCTTGGTTTTTCTAAGAAAAAATCAAAGAAAAAGAATTGAAATTAAATTAGAATCGAATTCTTTATTTTTTGAATGATACTCTTTTCGATCTGACAAATTCTCATTCTTGTTAATCCGTAGATTTTTCCAATTTTTTGAAGTGTATAAGGTCCGTTTTGAGAAGCGATAACAACGCAATTAAAGCTGTCGGAATTATTGATATAATGTCGGCAGCTTTTCTTCTGGCAGTTAACCTTATGGGTAGAATGAGCTTCAAAACATTTGATGTTATTAATTACGGGTAATTTCATTTCGTTAGATCTTAAGGATTAGTTTATAATTTATGTAATGAAATTACCATTGTTCATATAGAAATAACAACATGACAAAGACTTATGTTCTAGACACAAACGTTTTGCTAAGTGACCCAGACTCTATCAACAGTTTCGAAGACAATAACTTGTTGATTCCAATTCTAGTTTTGGAAGAGCTGGATAAACATAAGACTAGAAATGATGATGTTGGTAGAAATGCTAGACAAGTAAGCAGAGCCTTAGACGCAATGCGTGTTGATGGTAGTTTCCATGATGGAGTAAAAACTAGAAGTGGTGGAATTATTAGAATTGTTCCTTCTCCTCAAGATCCTGCAACGCTGTTACCAAAAGAATTATCCGTAAGTTCGAGTGTTGACAACATGATCATTGGTTTCATGTTATCATATAAAGATGAGAATCTTGTCTTGGTTTCCAAAGACATTAACATTCGAGTGAAATGTGATGCCATGGGTCTGAAGTGCCAGGACTACCTCAGCATGAGGGTTTCTTCTGACATTGATGAGTTGTATCGTGGGGTTAAGTTAATACACACCACTGAGGATGTCGTTGATTCATTTTATAGGAATGGTGAAGTCAAGACACAAAATGTTACCCAAGAACAAGTTTTTCCAAACCAAATAGTCATCCTTAAAACAGTCGACGATCAAGGCAACACAATAAAGTCTGCGATGTCTAGGGCATATGAAGATGGTTCATTGAAATCATTGGCAAAGATAGAAAGTGTCTTTGGTCTTCGTCCTAGGAATAAGGAACAACATTTTTCTCTCGATCTTTTGATGGATGAGAATGTCAAGCTGTTATCGATGATAGGTAAGGCAGGTTGTGGAAAGACATTGCTGGCAATTGCTGCAGGGTTGGAACAGTTGAACACGATTGGTGCACAATCGAATTACCAGAAGCTGATAGTGTCTCGTCCAGTCCAACCGGTAGGAAAGGACATTGGTTATCTTCCAGGTACTTTGGAGGAGAAGATGGAACCATGGATAGCGCCTGTCAAAGACAATCTAGATTTTCTTTTGGGTATTAATGGTAAGAAACCAGGTCGTAAATCGAAAGATAATCTAATGTCATCTGATCCTTATCTGGAGCTAATGCAGCAGAGAGGATTGATTGAGATTGAGGCAATTTCATTCATCAGAGGCAGATCGATTCCAAACGCATATATCATCATTGATGAAGCCCAGAACCTTTCGATGCACGAGCTAAAGACGATTGTCACAAGAGTAGGCGAGGGAACAAAGATAGTTCTTACCGGAGACATTGAACAGATTGACAACGTTGATGTCGACGCTTATACAAATGGTCTTACTTATGCAATTGAAAAATTTAAGGAATATCCAATTGCTGCTCACGTCACCTTGCTAAAGGGAGAAAGAAGTCCATTAGCAACACTAGCATCTAAGATTTTATAAAACTAAGGGTAGAATATTCTTAGAAATGCATATTTGATATTGCCATGAGCGGGATCTTAGATAGTAGAACAAGAATAATGGACACCATCGTCACCTTAGAAGGTAGACGACAAATGGCTGATGGTAAACTCAAAATAGAATATGTGAGCTTTACTGATGGTTCTACATTTTATGATCCTGATGTCGTGAGTGGTTCTTCTGATGCAACGACTAGATTATATTTTGAACAGTGTCATCTTCCTCAAGATCAAATAACTTTTGAGGCTGATGATTCAGGTAAACTCAAACCTTTTAAAAACAATAAAGATGTAAATCTATCTAGCGGTAAAATTTCGACATATAAGTTCAAGGACGAATTTGTAGGTTCTGCAAGAGAAAATGTAGAGTATTTAACCGGTTCACAATTTGCGTCTACTTCAACAAGCTTATTAAAATCATCAATTGATAATTTTAAAAATTTATATGTGTTAGCAACACGAGATTTTATCTTTGAAGATGAAGGATTTGGAACTGGGACATCAGATGTAGACTTTATGATATCTGATAATAATCCCATTAAGGATGATTCATTACAAACAAGATCTGTAAATGATTTACCCAGTCTTTTTAACGATAAACTATTTAGTAAATCGTTGAATTTTAATTACTTACCGCCTATCAATAAGATGAATGATGACCTTATTGATAAATCAAATTTAGAAATAATTGAAAGTAATAAAATCGGTAATTATGCTAGATTTGGAGAATATGACGAATATACGAATGTTGAACTTGAAGATGATCTTGAAACCATAGAAAAAATGGGGTACAAGAAAACTGTTACATTTGATCCGACATCTTTAAACAATAAATTAGTTTCACAGTTTTTTGAAATTAATGATTCTGATATAAAAAAGCTTGACATCGTTGATTATGGTGTTTATCGTTATGACAACTTAAATAAACAGGCTTTTTTTATAGGAAAAGTTTTAGTTGATGACAATGGAACACAAACTTTTGTTAGATTATTTACTATTGTTTTTGAATAGGTGATTACGTGTACTTCAATAATAAATCACGAGAAAATAGCATATTACAAGTAGACAATAATTTTGCTACTTTAGTTAATGTTACACAAAGTACGCCTGATTCAAGGGCTCAATATTCTGGTGACGAACTTCAATTTGAGTTTACTTATAAACTTTCTCAAGTAAAAGCAATACAAGAAAAAACTTATTCTGTTGCAATTACAATAAAAACAAAAAATAAAAGTCGTCCCGTGATTTTAACTTCTAGAAAATTAGGAATGTTGAATACAAACAATTTAATTGACAACATCCTTACGCATAGAACGAAGATTAATAATATCAATTTAAATGAAAAAGAATCATTAGTAGCATATAAGCAAGGTGATATAACTTCAAAGATTAATAATCATGTTTTAGCTTACATAAAAGCAAATTTGCCGTTAGACAACGTAGGATTTCAAAAAACAAAGATTATAGTTTCTAAATTAGAAGAAAAAAATCAAAATGAATCTAATGCTTCTTCTATCGTTACACAAGACATTGGGCATTCAACATTTATTGGTACTAATTTAAACGTTAAATCTGATTTAAAAATTGATGCAAAAAGTGAAAGATTAAATTTGATTAAAAAATCATTACAACCTTCTGTTGTAACAGAAGTTACAAATAGAAGCATTAGTACTTATGATAATTTATCAGGTTTAATAAGAAAAAATACATATCCTGAATATATTGGAAGTCCAATAACAAATTTAGTTAATTCGTACTTGTTTCAAGGACAACTTAAGAATAAAAATCAACAATATGTTACTTCAGTTGGGCAAATTTTTGATGATACTATTACGATAAAAACAAAAATTTCTATTAAAAACATGGATTATGACGTGTTGAACGTAAAGTTTGAACTATTACAATCTTCAAACGCGTTTATTGGCAACGTCGATCAATCTTCGAGATCCGATGTAACTTCAAAAAATCTTTTACCTTTAGAGATAGTTGAAAAAGATTTGAACGTATCTGAACACATAAAAAATTACTTTGTGCCAACTTCTGCTCCATCTATTTTTGCATCAAAAACAGCTTCTAATATTACTTTACAAATAAAGCAAAATGATGATAAGTCTAGTGGCATAAAAATCTATAAAAGAGCTTTATCAATTAGTAATAATGACGTTAATACAACTTATAGATTAATTGATCAAATTAATTTAAGCAAATCCAATGGCCTAGGATGCTATAAATACGTTAACTTAAATAATGAAAGCGCGATTTATAGAGTAGTTGCATACAACAAATATTCTCCAAATTCAATGTCTTCAAATTTTTCTGATGTAGTTGTTAATGACAATAAGACTAATTTTATAAAAAAAATGATAATAATTCCTTTATTATCTGAACAAGGAATTGAAGTAATTGCATATAACACATTTTCAAACGTTGTTTCAGCAAGACTCTTGATAAGAGACGTTACAAACAAGCAAAAAAGTTATAGCATAGCTGAAGATGTTTTTAATTTTTCATCTAAAGATTTTTCATCAACTTTAAACATCACTAAAAACTTAATTCCTTATCATACTTACGAATTAACCACAAAAATAATTGAAAAAAATGGAATTGAAACTCAATCTTCATACACAACGTTAATTGAATATGTTCCATTTTCTGGAAATCCTTTTGACATTAGAATTGCTGAAACTCGATTGTCAACTGATGTTCAATTTTCAGTTAATGCAAACTTGATTCAAGATCAAATTGGAACTTTAAGTTCGTTATTGTCTCAAATGAGTTCGAACTACAGTTTAGAAGATCTGAAATCAAGAAATGCAAAATACGACAAGTTTATTGCATTTAATATAGTTCGATACAATATTACGACAGGTGATGTAGAAAACATGGGAATAATCGCAAATAATTCCACGTTTATAGACTCTCAAGAAGCAGCAAAATATTCTTCAAAGCCATTATCACAATTTGACAAATACAAATACGTAATTTATCCATTAGTTAGAGATCCAGCTACAGTTATTTCTCAAAAACAAGAAAAAATTGATCTTGAAACAAGAAAACGGTATAACATCAATCAAAGAAAACATTTGCATCCTCTAACTTTGACTAGAGGAAACATTGTTTCTAGCAACGTTATTAGCAACGATTTAGATCCAAAAGACGATCTTCTATACGGGTTTATTGGAACTTCATATCATGTAGATGCATCGTTGATATCTAATAAACCGCTAATTGAAAGCTTTAATGTCTCGTTGATTAATGATAAAGATGTTTTTTTAAGTTGGAAAATTTCAGGAAATCGTGAGTTCGTTGATCATATTGTAATTTTAAGAGAAATTGATGGAATCAGAAAAATCATAGGAAAAACGCACTGTTTAGTAGATGGATCTTTGAATGTTACATATTCATTGACGCAACATGATATAGGCAATATTAGATTTATTCTAGTACCAGTTTATAATGATTTTTCTTCAGGACAAATTTCAATTTCAAATGAATTATTAGTTCACTCGGTAGAATAAGAGATTTAAAAATGATAAAGTACCCAAGAACGAATAATGGTGTTTCTCTTAAATCTGGAAACATGCAGGTTCAACCAATAAAAAATCTAAATATTTTACCGTTAACTCCGAACCCTGTTTTGAGCAATGATGATACAACGATTACTGTTGATTCATCAATAAGAACAAAATCTTCAAACAGAAGAACGATAACTCAGTATGAAGAACTTTCTAATGTTTCTGAGGAAAGACCTGAAATATTAGCAATTTCATCATTTAACCCTTTATACGACGAGTTTGGAAACAAAACAGAAAATGGTGACTTATTTGATGTTTATATAGAATCGTTAAAACAAATAGATTCTTCATCGAGAAAATTATTAAAAGATTTGGATGATAAAGAGTTTGTAAAGAACAAAAATCATCAATTTAAAAAAGAAATAACAAATCTTCGTGAAAAGCTGTCTATGCTGAACAGTCTTTTAAAAATGTTGTCTTTGGCTGGCACGAATTTAAATTTACATAATAAAATTTATGAATTTTCTCCTGTTGAATTTGTAGAAAAATCTTTTAATGATGATAGTCATAAAACAAAAAAAATTAATTTATCTTCTATAGCTAAAAATCTTCCTGAAAAATTAAATTTAGATGTTATTTTATCTGATATAAAAACGCTACCTCAAAATGCATCATTAAAATACTCATCATCAAAACTTTGGATTCTTGCGATACATGAATTAAGAAATTTATTATTTTCTCATTCAAAAAATTTGCTAAATGAAAATAATCAAAAAAATACAGATGATAATTTTTCAACTTTACCAAATGATGGATTTTTTAGACTTGATCTAGAAAAGTTCAAGACCGCAATAGGAAATATTAATATTTCTCCTTCGACACAACCTGTTGTTCAAAATTCATCTCAACCAGACATGGGGCTAAACATGGGCGTGATTAATTCATCTATGGCTTCATCAATTGGTTCTATTAATAAAGCAATGGGAAGCATTGATTATCTTTTAAACATGATAAAAGATGATGAATCTAAAACCGCTTTAATATTTCATTTAATAACAAAAGAGCTTAGACATTCATTATGTTTTGACTCAGAATCTCAAGCATTAAAAACGTTTAGGGGTCCTGGCACGTCTCCAATAACATCAAAAAATTTCTTTGATAGTGTGTTTGGAATATATCCAGCAAATAAAGATATTTTTCAAAAGTCTCCAGATTTTACAGCTGTCAATTCTAGCTTGATGGATTTATGCTATTCTAGAGATTTATCGAATCAAAATCGTGCAGTTCTTAATTTAGAAGAAAAAGAGCCAATTCATATTAGTAATGAATTGGTAGTGGGCTCAAAATATTTTTTTGATGCTGAAACGATATTCACTAATGTTGTTGGTCAAACAATCAACATAGAAAGAATAGACAATTTTCAAAGATTGTTAAGCCGTCTAGACAATAACTTTTTTGATATCATGTCAAACTTTGGTCTTTTGCCGACCGACGATTCTGCGTTTGTTGCACAACAACAAGACGCAAACGAACAATCACAAAAACCAGAAGTAGTTTCGCTTGATCCAGTAGCGTTTTTTGAAAACGTTATGTCGTATATCGTAGATGAAAACGGGATGTCAAAAATTTATCAATTTAATCCTAACGATTCTACGGGCATATATTTCTTCAAGCAATCAGACAGAGGAGTTGCAGCTATGTTTTCATTAGCTGCTCAAGAAAATGATTTTGGTCGCTCAGTTAGATCATTACTATTTTTTCTAATAAATGACATTGCTAAATCTGGAGAAGATGTTGAAATTGATAAAGCATTATTTAATACTCTGCGTTCCGGAGGATTTGAGAAAAATCAAGATGTAGAAAGCAAAATAGATACGCTCAAACATAATCTTGATGAATACATAAAAAATCAGTTTAACGTTTATTCTTCTATGTCTACTGATGCAGCGCTAGTTGAAATTACAAAAAACTTGCGTGGTATGTATGAAAATGCAAAAGCTGCGCCTTGGGAATCTTATGTTCCTTGCAAATTTGATAATGCTCAGTATCTAGGTCAAGTTATTCGTTCAAATTCTTTTATTAAAGATTTAGCAAAAATCATGAAAGAATTTAAAGATGCATATGTCAAATATGCATGTAAAGGTGGCTCAAATTCAAAATTTCAACAAGTTAGTGTTGATACAATGATGTTGCTATTTTTTAATGGTATTTGTAGAATGATATCATCGTTTTCAGATAATACAGTTGTGTCAATTTCCATCGATGACACAACAGGCGGCGAGTCTATTCAGGCTGGAGGGAATGATGCTGTCGGTACAAATGCTTTAAATATTTTAGGTTTTGCAAAATACGGTTTAGTTTTATATGTTAACGTTGAAAGTACTCCAAAGAGTATAATCAAAAAACAAATAAGTTCTTATATTCAGAAAGAGTTAAAAACATTACTAAATGTATCATTTGGTGTATTAAACACACTTGACGTTTTAAGCTCAAATATCAAGACAATAGATTCTGCTATAAAAAAGTTTAGTTCAGAAGCGATAGGGTACTTGTTAAGATATCTTAACAATGATGCAAAAAAGTTATCTTTAGTTCTTAAAGAACCTCAGTTAATGTTGATGTTATCTACGGTCGAAGATACATTTCAATCTTTTAAAAGTTTTTCAGATGACGACAAGGAACCAGAAGAAGAAGACCTTTTTACAAATTACATAGAAAACATTTCTTATTATCCAAAAATGACAGAAAACTTTGAATTATTGTTCAAGGACAATAAAGAGTTTACTACAAAAAAAGGTTATAATAAAAAGATTTTATCAGTTGGAATTCCGCAAGGCTTGTTTGAAAGACTATTAAAAACTTCTTCTAGAAATACAAAAAACAGTAAACATGATGATATTTTTAAAGTCTGTGTTTATAAAACAGACCTTTTAAACGGCGATATTATCTATCGACCAAAAATATTTTTATTTGAAGCATCGAGGTTCCCAATCAGAAATTATGGCAGCCTCCGCAGAACAAGAAATTCAGATTATCATGAAATCTTTAAAGCAGTTCCAACAAGAAATTATTCATTGTTTACTGATATAAAGTCAATAGACACTGGAAATCCTGAATACTGGGATGATAAAAGCAACGCTTTTGGTGCAGAATACTCTTTCTTATCTAGAGATGAAAAAAACGAAATAATTGAAAATCACGTAACTAGTTTTTTACTTGAAAATTATCTCAAAATTGTAACGGGTATGACGTTTAACGACGTGAATTTTAATTTAGACTCAAGGGAAGTTGAAGCGTTATTGGGATTAATGAATGATGAAACGTTAAAAGAAAAAATTAATAAAACCTTCAACGTTTTAGAAAATCGAAAAATTAAAAACTCTAATAACGTTTCAAAATCTATTTCAAACGTTTTAGGTGTCGGAGGAAAGAACCTATATTCAAATCAGGTTTCTTCATCTACAAATACAACTTCTATAAGCTCTAATCAAAATAACACAAAATTTTTTAAAGCTAGCGCAAGTTCGAATGTTGGTATGTTGTCATTTCCAAGAAGCGTTAATGCAGCAAGTGAAATATTTCAGAACCCAGATGCATATATTTCTAAAATATTGCAACCAAAAAAGTTTGATAGAGTTTTTAATATAATATTTGATCCAGAGTTTCAAGTAGATTATGAAAAAACGATTTCGACGACATTAGGAGCACAAAAGTTTGACTTTCTTTTAAAGCAAGAAAAGTTTATACAATACAACAATACAAAAAATGAATATGTCGATTCGGATAAATCTCCTAACGACACATCTTTAGAGAATTTTTTTATATCTATCGAAACTCATGCTGAAGAATACGTTCTACCTCTATCTGTAAAAAAATCAGCAAGTTCTTTTGAAACAACAATTAAGGCTAACTTAGTTTCTAACACAACTAAAAACGTATATAGAAAGTAGGTCGAAGTGGGCGTCAAATCAATTCCTTCAAGAATCATTTATACTGCTGACGTACCTGAAGTTACAAACTTAAAAACTGAGTTTGTGTATAAGTACTATGTTACAAATGAGTGCATAAAAGACAAAGATATTTTGACAGATGATGCTATAAAAAGCATGAATATTTCTCAAGATATTATAAGTAAAACAGGTTCTGAAATAGCCGAAAAATACCTCGATTATGCAGAGAAAAAATTTCCAAGATATGTGAAAATTACATTCAAAAGGCCTTCTATTCCATATTCTGCAATTAAAGATTTAATCACAAAAAACTTTAGCAAAATTGTTGATGAACAAAAGTTTTCATCAAATTATTTTACTTCTTTAAATTTTAGCAACGGAAACATCGATAAGAATGCCGGAGATATTTTTAAAGAATCAAGCAAAATAACAGTAGATTCTAATACTAAAAAAGATGGCGTCTCTGTCAACAGTTATCAAAATATAAAAAATTCTATTGGATCATCAAACATAAACGTAGTTTCAAATATTTTTAATCAGCAAGAGTTGATGAAAGGCACTGTTTTTAGAAGTGGAGAAGGGAAAAAGAACTTAAATCTTTATTTCGAAAAAATAAAAGGGTTAAACTTTTATTCGCAAATCAATAATAACGTTTTATTCGATCTTACTTCACAAGGTTCAAATTCAACATTAAATGTTCATAAACAAGCTCTTGAAAAAGTAAATAAAACTGCAAAGTCTTTGATTAGATCAAATGGAAATTTTGATTTAACTGAAGACGAATTTAAACCAAGTGTACCCTACTATAAGATAACTACAAACAATGTAGACGTATCATCCCCCGTCAACGTTTATTTGGCAGGTTATGTTATTGAAAAAGTTGAATTATTTTCAGATGGCACACAAAAAAATCATGAACCGATAATCATAGAAAATGGAGGAACGTCTAGCTTTTTAGATCTTAACGTAAGGTATGGGACTGTTTACCTCTATAAGGTAAAATCTATCGTTAACATAAGTTTCCCAGCGATAGAAAATTCTAGTGCAAATACATCAATGATCAGTAGCTTGATTAGTTCAAAACCAGTATCATCATATGTAGAAACCACTGAAAACTTAGGTCCTCCTCCACCAACTAATGTAAAGTTTGTTTGGAACTATGACAGAGTTAATCCTTCTACTGCAATGTTTGATCCAAACAGCAATAAACCTTATCCCAATACTGGAATAAGAGGATCATTAATGATTTATTGGTCTTTTCCAATAAACCCTCAAATGGATATAAAGAAATTTCAAATTTTTAGAAGGAAAAAAATAAATGAACCTTTTGAGTTAATAAAGGTTTTTGATTTTGCTGATGGATCAGTAGTTTTCCCAGATTTAGAAGAAACGATAAACCAGAGCTTAATAGAGAAAACTCTATACCCAGAGTGCAGTTATTATGATGACGATTTTTTAAAAAAATCCGAGTACATATATGCAGTTGCTGCGATAGATGCTCATGGATTAACATCAAACTATTCAGAACAATTTAAAGTTTCTTTTGATGCTTATAAAAACAAAATTGAAATTAAACTAGTTTCAGTTGCAAATTGCCCTAAACAATATCCGAATCTATATGTGCAGCAGGATCTTTTTATAGATACGATAAAAACATCCAATAAAAAAACAATGCACGTTTATTTTAGTCCAGACTGTTATAATGTAATAAATGGGTCAGAACAATTAACGAATGTTCTAAATTCGTCTAAATTTGGTTCTAGTTATAAAATGAACTTTATTAACATAGAAAATCAAAAAAGTTGTCAATTGAATATAAACATCAATGACCTTCGTACTGTAAAAGCTAAATCAAAGGTGTCTTCGAACAATTTTAATTTAAAAAGCTAACCTTAAAATTTACTTGTCTAATAGTTACATGTAAGATTTTTTAGTTGAGTTATCATGGGTTTTTTAGATCATAGTACTAATAATATAATTTTAGATGCAGTCCTTACTGATACTGGAAGACAGTTTCTTTCTAGAAACAACGGGGATTTTACTCTGTTTAAATTTGCGTTGGGAGATGATGAAGTCAATTACGCGATTATTTCAAAATATGGAAGATCGGTCGGAAGAGAAAAGATTGAAAAGAACACTCCAATATTTGAGGCTCTTACAAATCAAGCGCACGCTCAAAAATATAAATTGATTAGCGTTTCAAACTCCAATTTAATTCGTCTTCCACGGTTTAACTTTAGTGGTGACAACGCTTCATCAAATGAAGTAGTCACTGTTTATACAACAACTGGGACTGGAAGACAAACGTCTTCAGCATTGCTGTTTGAGCAAACATTGTTAAATGAAACGTCTATTGACGTAGAGTTACGAGATCAAACATTTTTAGTAGATGTACCAAATCTTTTCTTGGTCATCGATAACGGGTCCAAAACTCCAAATAACATTGACAATCAGCAAAGAGCATACTACACATTAACAAGTTCAGGAAGAACAAGTAGTTTAGGCTCATCTCTAAGCTTTAAAATTAATTCTAAATCATTAACACAAACGGTGTTTGATGTTTATGGAACGGGAACAACTCGTGATACTATTAAGAGTTATGTTAGGGTAACTGGAATGCAGTCCGGTGCCGTAAAAGATATAGCAGTTCAAATTAAGAAGTAAAATTACATGGCAACGTTTAAGAACCTAGAACCATCAGACATCAAAACAGCTCGTTCTTTTTTAAGTCAGCTCATTGACGTAATTCAAGAAGATATAAGCGGTTCAACATCAAGAAGAAAATATCAAGTTTTCGTAACTGGTGGTATCGGTCCTGGAATTACTTCATCGTTGTTTCAAACCATTTATGATCAAGATTTTACTCTTCAAACAGCAAACCCTGTGTTTGATTGTACTGTAGGGTTATATCAAAACTCAGACGTAATTTCATCATCTCTAGCTTCTGTAGATTCAGTAGGAAAAGAAGTCTTTCCATCATCGTCATTAATGATGAGGGAAAAAATGGACAATTATAGACAATTTTCTCAACTTCTGTTAGGCGATGCAGATTCACAATTCATCGCTCCGTATGGTTCTGCTTCTCCAAATGACCAAATCGATGCAGCTTTTTTTATTGCATTTAAGAGATTGTTCTCAAGAGATCAAATTAAACGGGAATCTTTTGCAATGAGATTCTTCCAGACAGCTTCATTATCAAGATATGACGGCGGGACAAACATCCCTAACCTTTACAAAACTTCAGAAACTGGAGTCTCCATATACACTGACATCGGCGCTTCAACTTCAAAACTTACGGAATTTGGAGGACAATTAGGAAATATCGTTGACGCCGCTGACACAAATAGAACAGTAGGACTATTGTTCTACGATCGTGGTATCGCAGTTCTTGATCTCGAAAAGATCACCTCTTCAAGCCAATTTGTGTCAGGAACAATCGACGCCATGACCCCAACCGGTTTTACTGTTTTAGGGGCATCTGGTACCGAAACATCAGGAAAATCAAAGTTTATTCCTGATTTTATTGTTTCAGGGTCGATCGACAACATCGTTGATAACATCTGCGCTACAAGATTTAGTTCTGGTTCACAAACTGCCATAACATTTCAGAACACAACAAACATTAATAGCACTTTGATATTCTGTCGTGCATCTGCTGATGAATTCAACTACTCATCAAATCCAACATTCACTGACTCTAATAATAGAATAGTAGTAATAGAACCAGGAAGCGAAGACACACAACAGACATTTACATTCGTAACCTCAATAGGTTTGTATGATGCCAATGACAATCTTCTAGCCGTAGCTAAGCTAAGTAGACCAGTTGAAAAGAGTCCGGAGCGGGACTTAACATTTAGAGTTCGATTAGACTTTGCGAAAAAGAAGTCAAGAAGTTACACAAAGTAATATCACGTTATAGTTATAGCTTGATGAAACAATCAAGCTATAATTGTAAGAATTGCAAAATTGATTTTCTTTCAGTAAAGAAAAAAACGTTTTGTTGTAAGGAATGTTATTTCTTGTCTAGAAAGAAAATAGTAACGAATATCTGTGTTGTTTGTAACAAACAATTTGTTGTTCCTTACAGATTTAGAGAAAAAAAGACATGCAACCAAGATTGCATGAAAATTTCAATTTCAAAATCTTTAACGAGTAGCATTACAAAGCAATGCCTAAATTGCAGTAAAGCTTTTGAAGCAACTAAGTCTTATGAAAAAAAAGCGAAGTACTGCTCTTCTGATTGCTTTTATCATCATAAATACGAAAGAGATTCTAAGATAATATCAAAAATCTGCGAAGGTTGTGGAAAAGAATTTCAAAAAGATTTTATAAAAAGGCACGTTAGATTCTGCTCAAAAAACTGTGCTTTTTCAGGGTCTAGAAACCCTATGTATGGTAAAGAAAATGGGATGTGTGGTAAGAAAGCTTGGAATAATGGTCTTACAACTAAGACAGACGAGAGGCTTTTAAACGCAGGAAGAAAAATTTCAAAAATTCAAAAAAGACAATTTGAGTCAGGAATGCGTTCCAATTATGGAAAAAAAAATCCGATGTTCGGAAAAACAAAAGATTTAATGACGCAAGAACAAAGAGAAAAATATTCAAAAGCAGCAATTGAAAGAGTTATAAGCGGAGTTTCTGGATACAAAACAGGACATTTAAACGGAACGTATGATTGTAAAAAATCATCTTCTGTTAAATTTAAGTCTTCTTGGGAACTTGCTGCAATGATGTGGTGGGATGATTGCGAAGAAGTAGTATCATATCAATATGAGCCAGAGATCGTTAGATTAAAAGATGGTAGAAGAGCAATACCAGATTTCAAAGTAGAGTATGTTAATGGCGCTGTTAAGATATTTGAAATTAAGCCAACACAAATTCAACAATTAGAATCAGTGAAAGAAAAGTTGAATCTAGTAAAAGAAGCCTTAAATTCTTTTGGAATAAGTTATGAACTTTTGGGTGATAAAGAAATTAAATTAATGATAAAAGATCTAGGAGAAAATTTTAAAAATGAAATCGAGCGCTATAAAAGTGGGAAATAGAGTTTATTCGATAGCATCAGTAGATGATGCTACTTTTGATTTAGTTCTTTCGCAAAAAGGCGTACAAGACCCAGAAATAAAAAGTTTTATTGATTATGATGATCAACTAATTTTAGTTAGAGATAGACTACAAAGCGATCACAAAAAAGAGCTATTACTACATGAGCTTCTTCATTCATGTATGGAAGATTCGGGAATGGTTCAAGACGAATTTGTTGAAAACTTTATTAAGGTTTTATCTCCAAGATTAATTGGAATTGTTGAAGAATTACCTTTAGTGTTTTCAGAAGCAGTTTAGATGTCATTGTCTTTTTAGTGATGTATAATTACTTGGGAATTAAATGTCTATATTTAAGGTCAATCAGACTGATTTTCAAAGTGTAACAATCGCGACAAATCCGTCAAGACATTATTCTTCTAGTTCCAGCGGCGTAACAGGATCAGTCTTTGTTTTTGCTAGAAGATCTGATATAGAAAAAGAAGTTGCACCGTTATCTTCATTTATAGAATCGACACACGACGATTCTGATTTAACTTCTACATTAGAGAACATAAAAGCTATAGCCAAGAGTAAAAACAATAATTCTCAAACAACTTTTAACATCTTTAATCAATTAAACGCTTATTTGAAAGCTGCGAATGATCAAGGTATTTCTGCGAAAAAACAAAAAGCTTTAGATGTGATCAGGTTTACGCCTTCTTTTAATTTCACGTCAAATACCTTAAGGAAGCTTGTTGTTAAAGAAAATTTATCTGATTATTATCGCGCATCCTATCCTTCAGCACATTGGGCATATTCAAATTATCATTGTTTAAATTTCTTTTCTTCTTCTACTGTTCCTACTTCTTCAGTTTTGCTTTATCCAAATGATGATAATGGAATTCTTCATGAAGGATATTCATTTGGAAGATATGCACTTAGCGGAGCATTTAGTTTTGATTTTTATATAAACCCAAGATATAAAAACTTAGATTCTACTGGTCATTTTAAAGCTGCAACGATATTTCACCTATCTTCCAGTTACGCATTGTCTTTAGTAACAGGATCATCAAAAGATGAAAATGGATTTCCAAACGCCTTTCGCTTGCAGCTTCAATTAAGTCATAGCTCAGATATAGCACCTTCTGTTGCTTCATTTGGTTCTTATCCTAAAAATTTGGTTTTTTTATCTGAAGACAATTCTTTAAAATGGAACCATTGGCATCATGTAGTCGTCCGTTGGGGCACTAACTTGATTAATCAAGGAACTGGATCATTTAATATTGACGGAGCTGACAAAGGGACATTTTCTATATTTTCTGGAACAGTTGCACCAAAAGTGTATCCTGATAATGGGATGACTCCAACAAATCCTGATGTTATGTGCTTGGGAAATTATTATGAAGGTACAAACTCAGGAAACAATGAATTAAAAAGTTTTTTTGCTGCAGATCCTGCAAAAAGAGATGGATTGATTACGTTAAAACCAGCGACGTCAATAGACGCACCTGATCGTTATCAATTTAATCACCCTCTTAAAGCAGAATTACATGATATTTCTATCAAACAATTTTATGTGACCGACGCTGATATCGCAGCTTCAAGTTCAACTGGATTATCAAACGTTGGTTATGATTCAGGCGTTTGCTTTTATGTTCCTCCATTTTTTGTAGAGTCTTCTTCAATTAGGCGATTTGTTGGAGATCATGGAGGAATATTACAAACTCCATTTCTAGAAGTAGACGGTACAACTTCTGATCCTTTTAACGTTGCTTTATCTTTTGGAGTTGGTGGTCATTACATTAACTCTGAAAACTTTTTAAAAGATTTTTCTTCTGGTCATAATCCTAGGCAACATCATCTGACCGGTGTTGCATTAGATACAACCACAACAGTAAGATCTGCAAACGACTTTTTATATGATCAAAGCTTCATAAGAAAAAGAAATCTAATGATACTTCCTTGTGACGATGGAAACTTTTATCCAAATTATGATCTTTTGAATTATGAACCGTTACAAAATCTCTACGTCGATGACTTGAATAATCGTACAATCGGATTTATCGATCTTAATAATATGTTGTCAACGTCATCTATGCTATTTAAGACTTCTTTTGAAGGAACTTCTAATTCTGGAAAGTCTATAGAAGATGCAAATTTGTTTGCAAATGAATTAGTAGGATTCACCCCAGAGGAACCTTCTGCAGCTGCCGGTCCTTCATTTACAAATTATCAAAGATCTATTAATAAATCGATTGAAAGCGGAAATTTTAACCAAGGGTTACAAGAGAAAGCGCCTTTAGCTATTTTTCAAAGGACGCAAGATTCATCTTCAAACCAAGTCGTTTTCTTTGACATTAGCAACCTGTATTACGGTCTTAGAATTTTGCCTGGTAGTTTTATCATATCGGACTCTATGATGTCCGGCAGCGGCGGGGCTGTTGGAATTACAATTAAAGATGATGGAAATGGAACACTTCATCGAGCAGATTCAGACACAAAAGCATCAACGTGGAATTCAGTCGGAACAATATTCTACAACGAAGGAATAATTGCGATTAAAAGTCCTCATCTTTATTTCTTTGGTAAACATCAATATGAAATGTCTTTTAAGGGTGAGCAGAACATTCATGTCCTACGATTAGAATCTGTTGCACCCGCAAATCATCTTAATTCTTCATCAAATCCATCTTTTAAATCGTTACCTTCATCATTAAAACCGAATGAAACTGACATGGATTACGTATATGTGTCAGGAATAAATTTTCATGATGACAATCTTAACGTTGTAATGAAAACTCAACTTGCTCAACCAATTATGAAAAAGCATTCAGAAAAGTTGCTGTTCAAAGTTAAGTACGATTTTTAATATGCCTCCAAAGAAACCTCATAAACGGAAGAGAAAACGTAAGGGTCATTATCACAGGGGTACCTACTCTTCTCCGATTGCAGGTGAATGTAAATACCGTTCAGGATGGGAACAAAAGTACATGGTACACTTGGATGAAAATCCTGATGTTGTTTCGTGGTCTTATGAAAAGCTCATTATAGAATACATTTCTAATCAGAAGACAAAAAAGGTCCGCAAGTACTATCCAGACTTCCAAGTTGAGTACAAGGATGGAACTAAGGTTGTGATAGAGATCAAACCGTCTCGTAAGTTAAATCAACCTACGGTAATTAAGAAGGTAAGGGCTGCAAAAGAATGGTGCACGACCCATGGGTTGACCTACAAAGTGCTTACGGAAATAGAATTAAAAGATATGGGTCTACTTTAACAAGATTTTACTAAAGGCATCCTGAGTTAACAATAAATGTGTGTCATCATTAATTCTGGGATTGGATGTTTCAACGTCGGTGACGGGTGTCTGCATCATCAATCCTGACATTCAACCTGATGATAAGGGATCACACGTTCTTCACCTAGACAGAATCGAATTCAAGAAATGTAAGACGTTGTGGGAAAAAGCTGATCTTACTGCCGTCGAACTCTCTGAGTTATTCAAAAAGTTTCCTGGTGAATATCGCGTGGCGCTAGAAGAGCCACTCATGGGGTTTCGTGCAGGGATGTCTTCTGCTGCGACAATCACTACCCTCATGAGGTTCAACGGCATCGTGTCGTACATCTCAAGGGAGATATTCAAGGTTGATCCTGAGTACATCTCTTCATCTCACGCGAGAAAACTCTGTGGAATTAAGATGCAGCGGACGTCAATAGCCGGCATAAGTGGAAAAGAACAGGTCTTTAAATACATGTCAGAACATGACCTCAAACATGTCCAATGGCCCCTAAAAAAGAATGGTAAGCCTATTGATGCTTCTCGCGACATGTGTGATTCCTATGTGATTGCCCGGGCTGCTAGCATCCAAGATTAGTTGAAAAATGACTGACCAATAGATTACTGTTGTATCGTGGTCCATTCTCTCACGGATAAGCTGAAGTTTTATGAGTCGATCTTTGGTCGAGGTCGAATCTCTGGAAACGGTCTCAACTTCGATGTCAGGTGTCCTATCTGCGCCCCGACAGATCCGACTAAAAAGAAGTTGGCCATCCGTACAACTGATGATGCGTGCCACTGTTGGGTATGCGGTTGGAAGGCCCGGAGCCTTGCTCCTTTATTACGGAAATATGGGACACAGGAACACCTGAACGCATATCGGGAATTAACTGGACAAGGTGGCAGGTCGGATCTGGTAACCGCAGATGTTGAGAAGATCCAGAAGATAGAGTTGCCAAAGGATTTTCGATTGTTGACCCTGGCAAATGAGATGGACCCAGACGTCAAGGCGGCATGGAGGTACGTTTATTCTAGGGGATTGACTGACCGTGATGCCTGGTACTTCAAGTTTGGAGTCTCTGATGAACAGAGATGGAAGAGAAGGGTCATCATGCCGTCCTTTGATTCTAGCGGTGAATTAAATTACTTTGTGGCTCGAGCAGTGGACAAAGACAAGAAGCCAAAGTATGACAACCCAGATGTAGATAAGAACCCTGTGGTCTTCAATGAGATCAACTTGGATTGGAACAAACGGTTGGTTCTCTGCGAGGGACCATTTGACATGGTCAAATGTCCAGAGAATTCGACTGCGTTGTTGGGGTCAGACCTTGATGAACGACATGAGGTATTCAACAAAATTCTTCTACATGGAACGCCTGTTGCTTTGGCTCTCGATGGTGACATGTGGCAGAAGAAAACCCCACGGATCGTGAAGAAACTACAAGAATACAACGTGGATGTCGTAGTAGTGGATGTGAGACCATGGGGAGATCCCGGAAACATGTCCAAGGCTGAGTTCGAAAAAGCTCTTTCTGAGGCCAAACCTTTATTCTGGGAAGACAGGTTCTTGACCAAACTGGATAAATTCGTTTCTTCTAGTTTTAAGTTTTAACAGCTTATTGAACACTAACCGTTAATGTGGTACATTAATTGATCAATGGTACGAATTGCTCATACGGCCGACATCCACATTCGGTCTCTTTCTCGGCATGATGAGTATCGTGAAGTATTCACGGCATTCATTAAAGATTGTAAGAAGAATAAGGTCGATCACATCTTCATAGGTGGTGACATCTTCCATACAAAGACAACCGGAATTTCTCCCGAATATATTGATTTCCTTACGTGGTGGTTGGAATCAATGGCCGGGGTGGCTCAAGTTCACCTCACACTCGGTAATCATGATGGAAATCTGGTAAACCTGTCCAGACAAGATGCAGTGTCTCCGATCGTATCAGCCTTAAATAACCCCAAGGTTCATCTCTATAAGAAGAGCGGGGTATATGAGTTTCATCCTGGATTCAATTGGTGCGTCTATTCTCTCTTTGATGAAGAGGGGTGGAAAGACGTGAAGCCGGAGCCTGGTAAGATCAACATCGCATGTTACCATGGCCCAGTTCATGGCGCAGTCACTGAATCTGGATGGGAACTTGACGAAGCACAATTGAAGGTTGAATTTTTTAAGGATTATCCTTATGTGTTTCTCGGTGACATTCACCAGACGCAATATCTCGGATATAGAGAAACATCTGGCGGCGAAAAGAAGCCGTGGATAGGTTTTCCAGGAACCCCAATACAACAAAATTATGCCGAGGAGTTGGATCACGGTTACTTTTTGTGGGATATCAATGATGAGAATGATTGGGATGTCAAGTTCAAGAAGCTACCAAATTCAAAACCGTATGTGACGATCCAGTGGGGCGGTTCACAAAAGGACTTTCTAAAAGAAGTCACTAAGTACCCTAAGCAATCTAGGTTCAGGATCAAGTCCCAGATGGAATTGAGCCAGGACGATGTAAGCTTTTTGAACGAGACCTTAAAGACGACCTATGCAGCAACAGAGGTTACCTTCAAATCAGAGTATCGAGCATCTAATGAGACAATCAAGACTGGATCGACAACAATAGCAAAATCTGATCTAACGTCTCCTGATGTCATCATGGGTCTGATTCAGACATATTGTAAAGAGAATGGTAACACCGATGTTGATTGGGACTCGATGTCCAGTCAGATCAAAAAGTATATGTCTGCTGTTGCATCAACTGATGATTATGTTAAGGGTTCTAAGTGGTCTTTAAGACATTTGAAGTGGGACAATACTTTTGCGTATGGTGAAGAGAATGAGATTGATTTCACCAAGCTGAATGGAATCGTTGGAATCTTTGGACCAAATCGTACTGGAAAATCTTCGATTGTTGGTACGATGATGTATTCATTGTTTAACACAACTGACAGAGGGTCGCTAAAGAACCTGCATGTTTGTAACATCAGAAAACCTTATTGTTATGCTCGGGCAATTTTTGATCACAACAGCAAAGTTTATATTACTGAGAGACAGACAACAAAATCAATTACAAAAAAAGGTGTGACAACTGCATCAACATCTCTCAACTTCTATAGGATGAGGGATGACGGTGAGGTTGACGACCTATGTGATGATCTTCGTACTGGAACAGAGAAGGCAATAAGAAACCTCATTGGTACTAGCGAAGATTTTTCATTGACCGCTTTGTCTGCGCAGGGTGACATCAATGCATTTATTTACCAAGGATCAACTAGAAGAAGAGCAACGTTATCCAGGTTCTTAGGTCTAGACATCTTCGACAAGATGTATGACATGTCTTCAAAGGATCTCAATGGATTTAAGGCGCAACTGAAAAACTTTCCCGATAGAAATTGGGATGAACTTCAGTTAAATCATGGCAAGACGATCCTAGATTTATCCGAAAAGATCGATGAACTGGTATCGTCTTCCCAGGATGCTCAAAATGAAGTCTCTGGGTTGAGAACAGAGTTGGCATCTCATAAGGGTCATAAGCCTGTGACTGTAATTGATGTTCAGCTTCACGAGCAAAAAGTTAAGAGCCTAAAGACGATATGCAATGATTCATGTTCAAAGATTGACACTATTAAAGATGAGATCATCGTTTTAAAAGATAAACTAAAGATTGTTGAGGAAGTTGAAGCTTCTGATGACATTGACAGTTTGAAGAAGAAGTTATCTGCGATTGATTCATTAGAGAAGTCAATTCTTGAATTGCAACATCTTCATGACAAAGAGTCAACGTTGTTAAAGATCCAACAAAAATCGTTAAAAATTCTAGATGAAGTTCCCTGCGGAGACGACTATCCTACTTGTAAGTTTATTAAGGATGCTCATCAGAATAAGGACAAGATTGTTACACAGAACGAGAAGGCTTCGGCAACTTTAAAGAAGTTAAATGACCTTAACGATGCATTGAGCAAACTTGAGAAAGAATCTTTGGTTTCAAAGATCTCAAAGTTAGAGAAGGCAACGATGTTGTCTTCAAAATTGAACCTTGAAATATCTCGTAAAGAGACAGAGATTGAGAAGATTCGTTCAAATTGTGAAACGCTGACTGCAAATCTAAATGATGCAGAGCTTAAGTTAATTGACCTACAAGAGGCATTAAAAAATGATGAAAATTCAGAGGTTGTTTCTCTTAGATCAAAAATAGAAACATTGTCTAGGTCAATCAAAGAGCGGGATGATGCAAGGATGATGTTGGCTACGCAACGTGGTCGATTGATGTCTGAGCTTGAGAAACTCGATGCAGAGAAAGAATCAAGGGACAAGCTACTCAGGACGATGAAGACATACGAGATCATCTCAGGAGCTTTTTCAAAGAAAGGAATTCCATTGATCATCACTCGTTCACAGCTTCCTGTGATCAATGCAGAGATATCCAAGATTTTACACGGAATTGTTGATTTCTCTGTTGAAATGGAAAATGATGATGAATCAGACGCGTCTGAGATCTACATAAATTATGGAGATTCTAGGAGAATCATTGAGCTGTGTTCTGGAATGGAGAAGACCATTGCTTCTATTGCATTAAGAGTTGCATTAGTCAATGTTTCTTCAATGTCAAAATCAGATATGTTTATCATTGATGAAGGATTTGGAACACTAGATGATGCTGGGGTAGAATCTTGCAATAGACTATTGACAAGCCTTAAGAAGTTTTTTAGATTAATTTTGGTCATTACTCATGTTGATGGAATTAAAGACGTTGCTGATCATATTTTAGAGATCACAAAGAACGAAAAGGATTCAAAGATGGTGCTTGTATGAACGAATGGAAACCGTATTTGAATGATAGATTGATAAAAGAATGTGAAGGTTTCTATGTGATTAAGCCCGTTGAAGAGAGACAAATAGTCCCTCTTTCATGTCCAGTTTGCGATTATTTGATGAGAACTGTTGATGATGAAAAATCATATCGGGAGTTTGAATGTTGCGAAAGCTGTGAGACTTTTTGGGCTAGACCAAGATTCCCCTTTTGGAAAGAAGGATGGCGTCCAACAAAAGAGCAGGTTCAAGAAAAGCTTGGTGGAAGAAAAAAGATTACGGTAAATATGCTGTTTTAGTTTATCTCAATATTTAGATACTGAGGATTATTGTCTGATATGTCAGAATTAGATTACAACGCTTTAGGCCAAGCCATTGATACAACATGGGGGAGATCATCATCTCCAATCGTAAATTCATTTTCTATTAAAATGAAGTTGGTAGGACCAGACATGCTTTCAGTCACCTATCAAACTGTTGTTAATTTTGCATCAGAAAGACAAATGTTACAGGTGAAAATTCGAGAAGAAGAATTATCACTTGGCAACATTAAATCAGTCATTGATGCCGTCAAAAAGTCTTATAAGGATTTAACTTCAAAAGCATTGAAAACGAAAGAAGTTAGTTCTGGAGATTCGGTCGAAATAGTGGGATTTGGAGTACACAATCCAAAAAGAACTGCGCTTTATCGTAAGCAAGTCATGTTTGAGATAGGTTGAACGGATGCAAGAAAAACTGCTGACAAAACAGCAACAAGTTAATGAGATAATACGTTGTGGTAAAGACCCAGCGTATTTTATCAGAAAATATGCCAAGATCCAGCATCCGTTGAAAGGAACAATTCCTTTTGATCTTTATGATTTTCAGGAAGATTGCTTAAATGATTTTCAAAACAATCGTTTTAACATCGTTCTAAAATCTCGTCAGCTTGGTTTATCTACGATTTCAGCTGCATATGCAACTTGGTTAGCGATATTCTATAAAGACAAGAATGTCCTCGTCATCGCAACGAAACTAGCTACTGCACAGAACTTCATCAAAAAAGTTCATGTCATGCTACAATCGCTTCCAACTTGGTTGTTGATGCCGAAGTTTGAACCTTCAAAACAACAAATATCTTTTAGTAATGGTTCCCAAGTCAAAGCAGTTCCTACATCTGAAGATGCCGGTCGTTCTGAATCTCTATCTCTATTGATCGTTGACGAGTGTGCATTCATTAGAGACTTTGATACGATCTGGACAGGTTTGTATCCTACGTTGACAACAGGTGGTAATGCAATTCTTATTTCATCACCTAATGGTGTTGGTGGTCTGTATTATCGGTTATGGGTGGAAGCAGAAGCAGGAACAAACGAATTTAATCCGATAAGGTTACCGTGGACTGTCCATCCTGAGCATGATGAAGCTTGGTTTATTAAAGAGACTCGTAATCTTCCAAAGAGAAAAGTTAGTCAAGAGTATCTTTGTGACTTCATCACATCAGGTGACACATTCCTGCAATCAGAAGACTTAGAAGATCTTCGTTCTATGATTCGTCCACCGTTGGAGAAGACTGGATTTGATAGAAACATTTGGGTTTGGGAACAGCCCATCCTCGAAAAGAGCTATGTTATCTCTGCAGACGTTGCCCGCGGAGATGCTGCAGATTATTCTTCGTTTCACGTTCTTGATCAAAAGACTTGTGAAGTTGTTGCAGAATACATGGGTAAGATTCCACCTGAAAAGTTTGCTGATGTTCTTGCCGAGTGGGGAAAGAAATATAACAATGCCTTGTTGTGTCCCGAGAATAACACATTCGGATATTTCGTCAATGTTAAGTTGAGGGACACAGGATATCCGAGAATATACTATCACAATCATCGAGGAGATGCTTTAAACTACACTCCCCTTAACCAAGATGAATTGCCCGGGTTTCCTACGAACCAAAAGACGCGAGTACAAATTCTTACAAAATTAGAGGAATTAATCCGTAATAAGACTTTGAAGTGTTATTCTCAAAGGCTTTATGATCAACTCCAGGCCTTTATTTGGAACGGTAATAAACCAATGGCATCAAAAGATAGTCATGACGATTTGATCATGAGCCTTGCAATTGGTACGTGGTTGACTGAAGGCGGCACCGGTACAAATGATGCTGGTTATGCCATGGCTATGGCAATGTTAAAAGCCACTGGTGTTAGTAGCATCGACGCAAGGTCAATACCGAATAATCCAACTTATGCATTAGGCGCCAATGCGAAGGGCCAACATCAAATAAATCAGGCGAATGTTTATAAACTCAGGGAAGCTTCTCAAGTTAAGCATCTTGATCCTAAAACAGATCATGGAATGGATGATTTATCTTGGTTGTACAAGTGAGTGTATAGATATAGCAATGTGAGGTATGGAAATGAAGATTAATCTTAAGAAATTACAAGAGTCGATTAACAAAGACGCAAATCTCATTTATGAAGGTTTGAACACTGGTGAAGCAAAAAAGCTTTATGGTCTTGTTGTGGATCTATACGAGGAAATTAATTCCTTTGAAAAGGAAGCTCCTCATGCTGCTGTTAACGCACTGTCTCCTCATCTTAATCACGTTCATGAAATGTTGGAAAATATGTTGAGTGAACCGTTAAATTATGTTTCTAAGTTAGAAGATGAGCCTGCCGAAGAATTTGAATCTTCAGAAGAAGAAGAATTGGAACTTTCTGATGAGGAAGTTCCTTCTGAAGAAGATTTAGAGTCTGATGAAGATGAGCTTGAAATTGATTGACAGTTAATCAAATCGTTATTTTAAGTTTATAATATCTGTGGTTAGGGATTAAAGAAGGCATAAAGTGTCCAAAGACGATAGGAACAAGAACCTATTTCAACGATTGTCTCGACTTTTTAAAAGCGGGCCTGTCGTTAAACGTAAGGTAAAAACGTTTGATACAACGGTTGCAGTTGCTGACAAGGTAAAGTCATCAGGCGCTCTGTTATTTCAACGTTCTACATCACCTACATACTCTGTAATCACTGCAAATTCTTATAACTTATCAGAACGACTGATGAGGTATCAAGATTTTCAAGAGATGGAGTACACTGCCGAAATTGCAGCTGCAATGGACATCTATGCAGATGAGACAGTCGCACAGGATGACAAGGGAAGAGTTCTTCACGTTTATTCTGATGATGAAAAGATCAGGGACATTTTAGAGGATCTTTTTTATAACATCATCAACGTAGAGTTTAATCTTCGTTCTTGGGCAAGAAACTTGGTTAAGTACGGAGATTTCTTTCTTTATAATGATGTTTCTCCCACGCAGGGAGTCATTCATGCATTTCCAATCCCAGTAAATGAGATTGAGCGTGAAGAGAACTACGATCGTGAAGATCCGTTTGCTGTTAGATATCGTTGGTCAACATTGGGAAATAGAACACTGGAAAATTGGGAAGTAACCCATTTTCGTCTTCTTGGAAACGACATGTTTCTTCCTTATGGTTCATCATTGATTGAGCCTGCTCGTAGGATTTGGAGACAATTAATTCTACTAGAAGATGCGATGTTGGTGTATCGTATCGTTCGTGCCCCTGAGCGCCGTGTATTCTATATTGACGTAGCCAATATCCCTCCAGAAAACGTTCCAATGTATGTGGAGGAACAAAGAAAAAACCTTAGGTCCAGTCAGGTTATAGATCGTACAACGGGGCGTGTTGATCTTCGTTATAATCCTTTGAGCGTTGAGGACGATTACTTTATTGCTGTTCGTGGCGGTGAGTCAGGAACAAAGATTGATACACTTTCTGGCGGACAAAATGCTGCGTCTGTAGAAGATGTTCAGTATATGCAGAAGAAGTTATTTGCTGCATTAAAGGTTCCACGAGCATATCTTGGATACGATGAAATGCTTTCTTCTAAGGCAACGCTAGCGCAAGAGGACATTCGATTCTCTCGTACGATCGCTGTAATTCAAAAGACTTTGATTGCAGAGTTAAGCAAGTTAGCAATCATTCATTTATATTCTCATGGATATGACGGTGAAGATCTTCAAAACTTTACTCTTAGATTGTCAAATCCTTCAACGATTGCACAACAACAAAAATTAGAACTTTGGAAATCAAAGTTTGAAATTGGTGCAGCGCTTCCTGAAGGAATGGGTAGTCGTAGATTTGTTCAACGTGAAATTTGGGGTCTCAACGATGAAGAGATCGATGAGATGAATGATCAACGCTTGAAAGAGAAGATTACTGACTTAGGAATCGAAGGAGCCAAGGCTGGCGGTGGAGATGAAGGTGGCGAAGAAACACCGGCCTCTCCCGAAACACCGCCAGAAGAAGCGCCTGCAGCTGGAGAAGAAGAATCTACTGGGCTATTTGCTTCAGACAACGCCGCGGATGATGCGAAACCAGGCACTAAGCTTTTAATGTCTGGTGATATTGATGAAGATGAGATTTTACCATCTCTTGAAGAAAAAGACCTACCTGTAAAAAAGAGCAAGAGAACAAGAAAAGGTTCAAGACACAGAAAAACAAACGGGTTTGTAGATTTTGAAAGATCGTTAGATCATAGAAACGTTTTAGCAAAACCATTTGATGAAGAATTCTTTAGCAATCCTTTAGGCGAATCAACTAATCGAAAACAAATGTCGCAGCCTCCGCTATCTCCTGATATGATGTCTACTTTAAAGAAGATGTCAAATTCTTTAGGAATTGTTAAACAGTCAGAGGGACTGTTGACCGAAGGTGAAGAGGAAATAGATCTCAATGTCGAGGAATAACTCTAAAATTACTCGATATTTATGCCATTATTATCATCCGTCGATAATCGATGGATTTTCTGGAAGCAACCTGAAAGGATCTGACCCAAATGTCGGCTCATAACAAAAAAAGAAATACAGGACTATTATACGAGTTCCTCATTCACACAATTTCTCAGGCACTAGTAGATGATGATAAGCGAAAATCTTCTCGTGCCTTAAAGATAATCAAGACGCACTTTAAGCCTGGTACTGAGCTCTATAAGGAGTTTCGTCTTATTAATTCAATAATGAAGACGACAGTCAGTGCTGAATCAGTCGCATCATCAATTTTAGGTGAAGCGAAAGTTGCAGCAAGATCTCATGACGTAGATTCTCTTGATAGAGAAAAATCATTATTGATAAGATCAATCAATCACCAATTAAATGATGATCATTTTTATGATCAACAAATATCTGAGTACAGGACATTTGCTACAGTTCAAAATTTATTGAACAGTTGGAGATTAAAGTCCGCAGATCTTTCAAAGATGGCTGAGTATGAGGACCAAGTAGTTCGTTGGTTGGTTACTCCAAAGACGGAATCTAATGAGCAGATTACTACAGAGGGAACTGCTGGATCGAATCGCCTTCTCATGAAGATTATGATGAAGAAGCTCGGCGAAAAGTATGATGACACCTTGACCACGGAGCAAAAGTCTCTCATCAAGGCTTACGCTTTCTCTGCAGCAAGCGATGATGAAAAAACGATTACATTAAAACTCAATGAGATCAAGGGAAAACTTTTGAATTCAATTGAGTCTTATGTCGATAACAAAAAAGAAGAAAAATATCTCTCTGATAAGCTGAATGAAGTGAAGTCTGGCTTATTAAATGAGGTTAAGAAGGTTGATGATTCTGTCGTAGCAGAATACATGTTATACATCAAGTTGATTGATGAGTTGTCAGGAGGAGAAAATGTCTGATTTAAGATTGATTAATTCCTATCAAGTTTTTGATTACACTCCTGACATGATCAAGGAGGCACGAGAGGCCAACGAGGGAAAGGTTGTCATGAAGGGAATCCTTCAGAAATCCGACACCTTGAATCAAAACGGTCGCATCTATCCTCGCAATGTTCTTGAGCGTGAAGTTCGTAATTATCAAAAGTTCATTATTGAGAATCGTGCTTTAGGAGAATTAGATCATCCAGATTCTTCAGTGGTTAATCTCAAGAATGTATCCCATATAGTTCGTGAGGCTCACATTGAAGGTGACGTCGTCTATGGATCAGTTGAAATTCTTGATACACCATCTGGAAAGATTCTTCAATCGCTTGTTGAGTCTGGAGTCAAGTTGGGAATTTCTTCTCGTGGCGTTGGCACCACAAAGAAGCAAGGTGACTATCAAATAGTTCAAGACGATTTTCAATTGATTTGTTGGGATTTCGTATCCGAGCCTTCAACACCTGGAGCTTTTATGATGGCCGAAGGTCGCCAAATAAATCCAGAAGAACTACAAAAAGTATTCACTAAATCAGATAGAATAGATAGAATACTTAACGACATTATCGCGTCTAGGAGTAAATGATCATGGGAATGAATGAGCCAAGAATAGGGTATAACTCAGTAACTGAGTTCATGGGGTCTGGACTTCCATGGGTCATTTCAGGGACCGCAGGATCGTCTGCAACATCTTTTCAATTTGAAAAGATTTCTAAACATATCATTATTAAAAACCATGAATCAGCAGGAAAATATTTAAGGGTTGGATTTACCTTAAATGGTATTAACGGCGTTGGCGCAAATTACTTTTTTAGAGTCGACGGTGGAGATACATTCGAATTTGATGCAAGGATCAAAGAGATCTATTTAAAGCGTGATGGGGGAAGTGATATTTCTTTTAGCATGTATGCAGAACTAGTAGGAATTGATGCCACGATGATGCCACAGTTAACTGGATCTGTAGGCGGTACGACATTCTGGAATGGAGTTGGTTGATATGAGCGTCACAAGGCAACAATTAAAGTCTATTGTAAAAGAGTGTCTTGTAGAGATACTGGCTGAAGGTATTGGTTCTTCTACAAAAAAATCGATACAAGAAAGTTCACTTAGGACAAACAATGTTGTTTCTAAAAAGACAAATAATGTTCAACCCCGCCGCGGCGACCACATAAAATATTCTCAAACAATGGCAGAGACTATAAAAAGAGAAGCAGGAGGAAACTCAATTATGGCAGAAATACTTGCAGACACTGCCACAACGACGTTACCTTCTATGCTAAAAGAAAGTGCCATTCAACACCCCCAACCAGTTGGTTCTGTTGAACGTGCTGTAGCAGATAGCACTCCTGAAGAGCTGTTCGGAGATGATGCTGCTTCTAAATGGGCTCAATTGGCATTTAGTGAAACGCAGAAGAAATTTTAATTTTTTCTGTGGCTACTATAATTAAATAATATATATTTGCACGAGGGTTATGACTATGAAGTTAACTACAACAGTTTTAAAGAAGATCATTGCTGAGGAAGTTTCTAAATTCCGTGAGTCCAAGCTATTTGGAGACATGCAATCCACCGAGGATGCAGCAAAGGACGCAGACGAAGTTAATGCAGACGAATATGCAGATTCTCTTGAGAATCATATCGATCACTACAAGGCACTCGGCCTCGAAGAGTCTCGTTTGATCAAGCGTCTTGCACAAATTCATGAAGCCAAGAAAAAAGTTGCAAAGAAGGCTTCTGAAAAGAAAGCAGTTCAAAGCAAGAAGGCTTCGAATAAGCCAGCTAAGAAGTGAAGTTTCTATCTCTTGATTAATTAAAAATTGAGAACACTAAGGAGAGGTTATGGCAGGTCAAGGAAAATATACAATTTATGCTCCCGTGAGCAGTGAAAAAAACAACTTGTTGGGTAAGTTGTTTTCGAAAGGTCCTGTCAGCGATTACGTTGGGAAAGAAGTTGATTATCGTAACATCGTTGTTGGTCAAGGAAATTCATTTTTAAAGAAGGGTCTTCAAGCTGGAGATTCTTACTTTGGAAATGGTGTAAATATGGATTATTCAGAAGCTCCTGATATATTAGCTGGTGCAGATGGAGCTTGGGAAAAATCTGGTGATCCTGCAAATTCATTTTCACCTGACTTATCATCGCCTGGTCCTGGAAAAACTGATGGGACTGATAAGAGCTCTGACCCAGAGCTAAAGTCTAGCGATATTAAACCAAGCTATGTCCCTGGTGGCCCAAATACTGGCACAAAGAACCCTGCAGTTTACGCACAAAAGATTGCATCACAAATATTAGGCGTTAATAGTAAAACAAAATTAGGTTCTTCTGATTCATCTGGTTGATTTTATACGGAGATTATTTAAAAATGTCGAAGCAACTTTACGAAGAAGCAATTGCAGATCTAAAGAAGGTTAAAGAAATTGCAGAAGATAACGCTAAGCGAGCAGTTGTCGAAGCAGTTGCGCCTCGTATTAGAGAATTGATCGAAAAGGAGCTTCTCGGAGAGGCTGAGGTTTCAGATAAAGAAGATAAAGATATCTTAATCGACGTCGGAACCGATGATGCCGCAGAAAAAGATGCACCAGTCGATATGCCTTCAGGTTCTGAAATCGTAATTCCATTAGACCCAACGTTGACATCTGACGCATCTGACACCAAGGCTGATTTTGAAATTGAAGAATCAATAAAAAAGATTATTTCTGTTATTAAGCCTTCCAACATTGCAGAAATGAAAACAAAGTTGCGTTATGTCGAAAAAATGGTCGATACGTTGGCA